ATGCAGCAGCGTAGAGTTTTAACCGATGACAGCGGAATTCACTGGGCAGTTTATGTCCTGCAGTACATCCAGAGCCTGAGTGTGCACGGCAAAAATGCAGTTTACATCAGTAATGTGAAACGTGTTCTTGACCGGTTCACTCTGTACTGCAACCTGATCAATCTGCGCCTCAATGAGATTACCGATCAGCATCTTGAAGCATACCTCGCAAAGCGGAAGGATGACCGTCCGCGAGGAAAGCCGCTCAGCAATATTTCTTTGAACAATGAAATCGGGTTTCTCAATACCTGCCTCGGAAAGGCAGGCCCTAAAGAAGCACGCGGCCCCGGGCGCAGAAATTACGGTCACATCGAGTTTCCGCCCTACTGCGAATTGCTGACCGTCGACGAAACCGACCCCCAGGTTGTTACCGTCGAGCAGATCCAGCAATTCAGCGAAGCATCTCAGAATGCTCGGTCACCCATGATCGATGGTTGCACGCCTGCCGAGTTCTGGCGAGCCGCCTTAGTGTTGGGACTGGTGACAGGTCTCAGGCGGCGGGGCCTGCTGCTGATTCAACGGCCCGAGGATCGCGAGCTGCTGGGGAAACGAGAACTGTTCCTGCCAGCCAAATATCACAAAACCCGCAACTCTCTGAGAATCCCCCTGGGTTCGATGGCGGTGGTCGACATCCTGGCGAAGCTGCCATCGAAAGAGGGGGAACCGTTGTTGCCCTGGATCAACGGCAAGACCGGTAAACCGCTTTCGTTCGAACACTTCTCCAACACGATGACCCGCATGCAGCGTGAGGCCGGCATTCCGGAAGATCAGCGGGTGAAGTCAAAACACCTTCGTTCCACGGCTGCCACCATTATTGCCGAGGGCATCAGCGACGAAGTGGCGACGAAACGCCTGGGACATGCCCCAGGCTCCAAGACAATGCTGACTCACTATCGAGCCAAGCGGGTCTCAGATACAGATCGTCAGGCCAGCGAGTTGCTGGGGCAGATGGTGCTGCCTCACGTCTCTGGTCCTCAAATCCGTATTTTCAATGAGGGAGCATAACATGATCCATCGGCGCACAGGCTACCCTAACACAAACCAGCCTGCCGCAGTGCTGACCTCTCTTGTGTCGCACTGCCGCGCCGATTCACGCGCGGGGGGTGTTGGCTTTTACTCCCCCCGTGCGACTTTCACACATTCGAATCCAGGCAGGCCGGACGGCCCTCTTGTCTGTCGGGTCCCTGCTGGTGAAGTAGAGGCATCAGCAGGGTTTTTCACACAACGCAACCATGTCAGGCTGACCGGCCCGTTTGCCTGCCAGTTCCGCCCTGATGCAATTGAACCTGACATCAGGGCGGTTTCACATTTGCCTGCGGGGACGTTCCCTGCGACCGCGACCCGCGTGGGGATTACGAGGGTGGTTTCCCGCGCGGGCTCTCTTTCATTTTCTGCGGGGGATGTTACCCGCAGTTGCAGCCCGTGCGAGGACCTGGGGAGGCGCTCGCACGGGTTTTCACAGTCTACGGGAGTCGGCTCGTTGCCGACTGGTCGGGGAGTCAACAAACAACCATTCATTCCGTTGTGCGTTTGCTCATTCAGTCCCGGCCCTCCCGTTTTTTATTTTGATAGGGCAGGCACAAGCCCAGGCCTGCCGGCGATCGTGCCGGCAGGCCGCTGACAGCGGATTGTCTCACTAAAAGGATTTTCAGATGTCGCTTGAAACACAAATTCAGAATGCCAATCGCGCCTGCGATGAATTCAATAAAACATATTCAGTCGGCACCCGTGTGAAGTACTGGAAGAAAAAACGTAGCGGGGAACCCGATGGCGAAGCGGTCACCCGCAGTACTGCCAGCATTATCAGTGCCTGTGCCTGCGTCTGGCTTGAAGGCGTCCAGTGCGGAATCCGCCTTGCGAACATTGAACCGGTGATACCAGATCAGCAGCCGTTTGAATGGGTTGAGGGGAACGAATTGGCGACTGGATCTGATGATGGTCGTGAACTGTGCTGGGAACTTCTCCCCCAGGGGGAGCCGTTCAGCCTCGAAAGGCTGATTCGTGTCCGCGTTGTGAACCGTTGGAAGCCAGACCAGGAACTGCGGTCGACGCGTTATTTCTTTGACGAAGCTCTGGCAAACGAGTATCTGGAAGACGTCGAACAGGATGCCAACAGGTACGTCGACAGTGTCCAGCGCTACCGCGTGACTGAAGCGGCCGTCTATCGTAAGCCGCGAACCGTAAAACCTTGAAGGTGGGTAGGGCCGACTACCCAGGACAGCAGGTCCAAGTTTAACGCCGGCCCGCTGGGAGCCGTGATCCCAGCACTTTCAATCAATCGTTTTTTCAAAGGAGCTGAAATGACTACTACTGTGACTGTTGAAGCACACTGCGATTACAACTCAACACAAGTTGAAATTGTTCTGCAAGATGGCACGAAGACCATCATCCAGGACGGCCAGTCTCACGAGTTGCACGTGCATGACGACCGATCTGTGACTGTGCGTGAAATCGATAAGGTTCCGGAAGTCTTAGAAACCGCTGCCATGTCGGCACTCAGGCCAGCTGGTCCACTGTCGGCAGAATGCCCGGATTGACTTTTAATACCGTCGCTGCAGTCGACGATAAAGGCGGCACTGCAGGTGCCCCAGCGTGAACTGGGATGCCAGGGCGTCAGGAATGGCGTAACGGCGAAAGCCAAACCGGGACGGCAGTACAAACGGCTGACAGCCGGGAATAGACCGGCACTTTTTTGGAAGTCATTTTAAAAACACACGGAAGCGATATTTCGCTTCCACATTGGAAAGGCAGGGCCATGAACGACGTTGCTCAATGTTATCAACACGTATTGCGTTTTAACTTGAAATCCAGAGCCTCACTGGCGGTGAGCCAGATCACGATTCATGCTGGTCCTGAGCAGCTGAGGGCAGAGTGGTTTCGCGGGCTCTGCGACGCCTGGTTGTGCTTTGGCTTCCAGGTCGAAAGCGTGGAGCATCGCAGGGATTATGAAACAGAATTCAAGGTCAGGAATACGCACGAGCTGTTTCCGCCAGAATGGGACCGGTCATGAGGTGGAAAGGAAAACGGTTGAACCATGGCATACGCTGGATCGCTCTCAATGATGAACCGGGCGAAATGGACGAAGGGCAAGTCGCCTGCTGGATCTCAGTGGCGTTGCTGGCTGCTGTCTTTGGTTTGAGTACAGACGACGTGGCGGCTGAGGTGGTCGAATATCGACGGCAAAACTCGCAAAAACCTTGGATACCAGTGAAATAAAAACAACAGAACGGAGTCACGATGTTGGACAAACCGGAAGTCAGAATCACGCCAAAGCAGCAGCAGGTATTTGAATTTATCTGCGCGTTTCACGCACAAAAAAATGGCATGGTGCCGACATTGAAAGAACTGGCGGTTCACCTGGGTTTCACTCACTCACAGAGTGTCAGCAACTTTATCACCAAGCTGGTGGATAAAGGACTGCTGCGGCGATTTGAGACCAGGCGAGGCTATTACCTGCCCGATGATCGGCCCACGTATGTTGTGAGCAACTACTACGTGCCGCCCGGCAGAATTCAGAACGATACAAAGGGCGAAGCCCGGCAGCAAACGACAGCAAATGATAGTCTGCCAGGCAGCCAGACCGGCGAGGTCAAACCGGCTGATGAGTTTCAGTACATCCGGCTGGCACCTGGTGAAGCGGCGACGATCGGTGAGCTGTATATCGGTGTGGTGGATATCGAGGACGATAAGCGAGTCGCCGCCCTGGAAGTGATTGCCCCGGCATCACTGGGAGTACTTCGCCGCGATGTTCGTTCCGACCTCGACCAGGCACAGCAGCCAGGGCCAAACGAAATCCTGCTCCGCTGCATGGAGAAAACCATCGAACTGATGGGCACGGAAATCTACCGTCTCAGGGAAGCCGGCACTCAATCAGCTGGAAGGAGAGAGGCATGATCACGGAGCGGAATTTCAAAGCGGTGCTCATCGGGCACGACGTGGATTTCAATGTCCTTTTCTTTTATGTGAGCGATTCGAAGCGAATCTGCAACCTTCTCCTGGGGGATAAGCTTGTCAGCATTGGCATGACGTGCCGTGTTCTCATTATCGGTAACGACAGCCAAACTCATACCTGGGATGACTGGTTTCGCTTCGATGAAACCGACATCGAGTACCGCGGCATTGACCTGACCTGGTGGTGCAATCACAAACCGGTCCTGCAGGAGCTGGTCCATCTGATCGAAACGCAAACATCCAAGACCGACCCGGTCTCTAAGCCGGCCAACTGCAGGCCGGACATCTGCCCGCAATAGATGCGGCTTTTATTATCCAGTAATTAAGGAGATACAAACTGTGGAAACGAGACAGGAACTTGAAACACGGGCCGCCTCGCAGCTCTGCGAGGCCTGGAATGAGCGGTACAAAATCGGCACCGCTGTTGAATACGACATGGGCACGGTGATTGAGACCACCACCCGTTCCGCTGCCTGGCCACTCAGCGGCATCCCCACCATTCTGCTAAACAATGTAATGGGGCCGGTGCCTCTCGAATACATCAAGGTGGTCGAGACCCTCGATCGCTGATCGTTTTAATGGATTTTCAATTCTCAATATTTCTAAGGAAGGAATTTTTATCATGCTCGTTTTAAGTCGCAAAAAAAATGAGGCGATCGATATTCCCGGAGTCGGCTCCCTGATGGTCGTCGAGATTCGCGGGGACAAGGTCCGGCTTGGTTTCAGTTTCGCTCCCGAGTTCAAGATCTACAGGCGGGAAGTCTGGAGAGCGATTCAGGCACAAGCTGCAGCCGCTGGTGTCGAAGTTGAGATGGTAGAGAGGGGCCGGGATGAAGAAACAGCAGAAGTATCTCATTGAAATCGATGACGATCTGATCCGCAGTTTGTGCGAAAAACTTCCCCTGGAAGAAACAGACCGCAAGCTGGCCTATGCACTGGCGACGCTCTGCGCTCAGCTGGGGAGTTACACGCCGGCACGTGGCGTCGGTCAACGCGAGATCGCGAAGCTGGCCGGTCTGGGTGTCCGGACGGTCAAACGCCGGCTACTGTACCTGGAACGCTACGGCATTCTGTGGATCGATCGATCCAACGGCAAAAGCTCTGTCTATCACTTTGATATGAGCATGCTCCTGGATGCACCCGCAGCGACTCACAATCTGTACGGTTACATCAAAGCCAAGCCGGCAAAGTCGGAAGCGAAACCGGAACCAAAACAGAACGATCGGCAACGGCTGCTGTTCGATCAGCAGGAAAACCGGGCCACTGAGAATGAGGTTGATCCCACCGCTCAAGCTGGAGTTGATAAGTGCTCCTGGCTGTCACGGATGGCGGGAGCGGTGGGTCAATTCACAAAGCGCATGTTTACCAGTCCGGCAGACGATCTGCCCGCTGAAACCGGGGCCAGCGCTTCCGAACCGGGGCCAACGTCTCACAAACCGGGGCCATCGCCTCACGATCCGGCTGTCAACCGGGGCCAAACCGGGGCCATCGTCTCAGGCAGCGACTCTGAACCGGGGCCATCTGCTGAGTTCGGCGCCGAAACGGACTCTGAACCGGTGCCAAACCGGGGCCAACCTCCTCTGAACCGGGGCCAAACCGGGGCCAAACCGGGGCCATCGCCCCTACATGTACATGAAACATACATGGAGAAAGAAGCATTAATAAAAACCTCCATGATCCATAGCCATGAACATGTGGGATTAGATGAATTTTCTTTGAGGAGAGTGGCGAAGTCCGAGAACAGTTCGAAACCGCCTCCCCGGGCGCGGGTCAACTGGGGCGGTCGGGAGATCTCCGACGACGACCTGAAGGATCCACACGAAGTTCAGGAACTCTATCGGATCGCTCTTGCACAGGGAGTCTGTAAGCACAGCGAGTCTGCCCAGGAAGATTTTTTCCGACTGGCCAGTTATGCCAGCCGGTACAAGGAAGCCAAGAATCGCGGAGGGCTGTTCTCTTCGCTCCTGGGCCATCTGTACGGCACGAATATCAAGAAGCCGGTTCAGGCCTGCTTCACTCACGAGGATGACGAATGGGCCAGGAAAGCGATTCCTGAGGCCACGCTTCCACCAACCACCACAGCAACCGAAAGGGCAAATTCATGAACGCGACCGATGCCGCTGATACCGATTTGAATCTGAATATTGAGCTGATCGAAATCGATGTACTCAAGCCATCCAAAACCAACGCGCGGAAAGTTTTCAGTAAGGAAGGCATCGCCCAACTGGCTGCGAACATCAAGCAGCATGGCGTGCTGCAGCCGATCCTCGTGCGTGTGCATCCGAATGATGCTGATTGCTTCGAGATCATTGCCGGCGAGCGGCGATACCGGGCCAGCAAAAAAGCGAAGCTCAACACGATTCCCTGCCGCATCATCGAGTCGGGTGATGTTGATTCGCTGGAAAAGCAGGCGTCGGAAAATCTGTTTCGCGAGGATCTGAACCCGATTGAGGAAGCCTATACCTGGCTGAACCTGCTGGAAGAGACTGGGCTCACACAGCAGAAGCTGGCGACGCGTTATAAAACTTCGCAGGCTCATATAGCCAACCGGATCCGGCTGCTCAAGCTGCCGGAAGAGTGGCAGCAGAAACTGGTTGATGGTGAGATTCCGCCAACGTTCGCGCGTGACCTGGTTCCCTGGGCAAAGTACCCGCAAGTGTTTGAGGCTCTGCCGGATACAATCGAGGAAATACGCAACAATTACGCTGAAGGCTATGTGCTGGGGCCAATGGATTTCCGTGAGGCTTTGGAAGAGGCGTTGCATGCCGTCACTGTGTCCGTGCACGAGGCTAATTTTTCAGTTACTGACGATTTGAAAAAAGAGCTGCAGGTTGAAGAATTCAGAAACGCCTGGGGGGCACCGATCGAGCGGGCTTTCAATACAGACCTGTTTCATGAACTGCAGGAGAAAGCGAAAGCCGAACAGAAACAATTCATGGAGTCTAGCGGTTCCGGTAGCAAGTCAACCAGGAAAAATGGAAGTCTGTTCAATGATGACGATGAGGACGGCATCCAGCCTGTTGAGCGTGAAGTTCAGGATACGCGATCGCCTGAAGACGTCCAGGCCGACATCGATCATGCAGAACGACAGGCGGCGAAAAAACGAAAGGAACAGCTGGGCCGTAAGTATGCCGACTGGAAGTGTGCCTGGTATCAGCAAAAGATCAGCGAACAGTTAGATCATCGCAAACCATCAGACGGGTTTCTGTTCAAACTGCTGTTGTTCTATTCCATCACGATGGATAACGGCGTTAATGATTTTCGCGGCGAACACCTGAGGTCGAGCGTGAAGACCTGGGGCGGAAAAATCAAAGGCGAACGATACAGGCTCCGTGCCAATTCGTGGGAAGGCCTGGGGTCGGTTCAATCCAGCAGTAAAGACCTGGCAGCAACGACGCTTGCCCAGTACATCCTGATACCGATCGGGCACAATGCGTTTGACCATTCGCAGATTGGAGAGATCGCGAAAGAACTGGCGATCGACATTGAAACAGAGTGGGAACTCACAGAGGACTTTCTGCAACTGCACACGAAGCCGCAACTGCTTGAACTGTCGAAGGAATGGAAGTTCCCCCAGGACGGACTCGAGGACCTGAAGCGGGGCGAGCTGATTGACCGCATTCTGGAGATGGAGAGTCAGCTGCGTCTGGAGTTTGAAAAGGGCGAGGACAAAAAACAGGAACCGGCCAGCTGCCCGAAGGCACTGGCTAAAACAAAGCTACCACAGTTTGTGTGAAAGGATTTCCAATCGTGGGCGTGAAAGAGTGTCAGCGTGAGCATGTTTCGCACGGCGATGTGTTACTGGATCAGTGGGACCAGGCTGCGATTCGTGCCGTACTGGATGCGGCGGTTCCGCTGCCCAGCTGTTCGGCCAAGTTTATCAGTGCGGTTCAGCGTTGCCCGGAACTGGAAGAACAATTTTATTCGCTGGATGAAGTCTGCGAGTCGTTGAAGCGGTTGCATGCCACGATGACCAAACTGCAGATACTGGGTCTCGTCGACCCCAAGAAGGGATTGACCAAAAAGGAGCTGGAAGAATGGTAGCAGGGGGGAAGTGGCGAGGGCATGCGATTTGTTATCACTACGACCAGGGCGTCTGGATCTACGTTGATACCGGCCAGCCTGTCGAGGCGTGGAAAGAACGTCCCTGTGGTGAATGTGGTCTCTGTGATACGCCAGAGGGGCACGATGGCTGCCTGGGTGAATTGTTCGGAGTAATGAATGCCTGCTGCGGACACGGTGATGTGGCAGACGCTTACATCCAGTATCCAGGCGACTGGATTATTCAGGGCCAGGAAGCGGTTGATGCGATCAATGATCTGAAAAGGAATTGAGTGAATGAAAATGAATCGGGTTTATTTTGATATGGATGGGGTGCTGGTCGACTGGTTCGGCGGGATCTGTGATCTGCTGCAGCGGGATCGCTTCCATGAGGAATCACGCTGGCCGGAAGGGGCGACGACAGAGCAGGCCCTGCAGGTCGACGTCGACCGCATGTGGAACCTGGTCAGCCGGCACGGGTCTGACTGGTGGGCGAATCTGGATCCGCTCCCCGCGATGCGGGATCTGCTGGCACTGTTCGCGGACAGCCGGGCCGAGATCGGCATTCTGACCAGTCCCGCAAACTGTGAGCATGCAGCGACCGGGAAAATCCGCTGGCTGAAACAGTATCTGCCTGGTTACGTCGACCGGGTGCACATGACTGTCGACAAGCACCATCTGGCGCGGCGGGGCGTGCTGTTGATCGACGATCACGACGGCAACTGTGAGCGGTTCCGGGCGGCGGGCGGAACAGCAGTCCTGTTTCCGCAGGTCTGGAACAAAAAACGGTTTCACTGCAGCCGTCAGCTGGAGAGCGTGCGGGCACAACTGAGGTATTACAAAGTTCGCTGAATATTTCCCAGGAAATAATCACAGGGCAGGGAAGGTTTATGGGACGGATCTCACTGGATTTGAAAGACGGGGAAGGCGTGGTGGTTTCGATGTCGTGTGTCATCAAGATCAAGCCTAAAAAAGGCAAGGGCCGCAACCGGCGGCGCTGCGTCATCCTGTTCAACGGGCATGGCAAGGTCCGCAGGATCAAGCTGGAAAGGAAAAGTGATGTACCGGAATGAATGTATCAGAAAAAAATGTAACATCAATTGCGAATGCAAAGACACGGGCTTCGTCGAGGTTCACAACACGAGCCGTGCCGGCAGCCCTCTGTTCAACGTGAAACTGAAAACGATTGTGCTGGTCTGTAACGGTCCGATGGGAGACCAGATCAACGCGAAGCGGCCGCCGGCCAAACGGTCGCCGGTCTACGATCCGAAAACCATGTACCTGGTCGGGGAACCGCTTCCCAAACTGCAGCAGCAGATGTTCTGATTTTTTTATTTGTCAGGGATGATGTCATGGGCAAGAGGAAGCGTGGTGGGACCGACTCGGTCGAGATCGCGGAAGTCTGGAAGGCGTTCAAACAGGATCCGAAAAACATGGTACTGAGGAATCGACTGATCGAACGGTACACACCGCTGGTGAGATATCACGCCGGCAGGCTGTGGGACACATTACCGGATGGGGTGGACCTGAATGATCTGGTCACGGCGGGTGTGTTTGGTCTGATCGATGCCATCAATAAATTCAACCTGGAGCGGGGCATCAAGTTTGAGACGTACTGTGTACTGCGGATCCGGGGCGCGATGCTGGACGAGCTGCGATCGATGGACTGGGTGCCGCGGCTCGTGCGGGGGACGGCCAGCAAACTGGCAGCCGCGGAGCGGGCCGTTGAGGAAGAGCAGGGCCGACCAGGCACTGAGGCAGAGATTGCCGAGAAAATGAATCTGTCTCCGGACGCGTTCCGGAAGCTGAAGAGAAAGGCGTCTGCCGTTTACCAGCAGAGTCTGCAGAAGCGACTGCAGGAGTCAGGCGGGCAAAAGGATAAAAGTGTGGGTGACATTCTGGAAGATCTGCGGAGCGAGGATCCGACCGGACCAATGCAGAGCCGCGATCTGATGCAGCTGGTGACGCGTGGCCTGAATCGCCAGGAGCGGCTGCTGATCATCCTGTACTACTACGAAAATCTGAGTATGAGCCAAGTTGGTAAACAACTGGGGCTCACTGAATCACGCATCAGTCAGATGCATAAGGATATTGTCGGGCGTTTGAAACAACAGTTGCGTCAACGCCGTTCTGAATTTTTGAATTGAGGTCAATCAAGTGGGCAGATACGCAGAAAAAACATCAGTCAGTTATGAGAAGTCGATGGACGACATCAGCCGGGTTTTGCGTCGATATGATTGCGATGCCGTTTCCCGGACAGAAAGCCGGGATTTCTGGAAAGTCGAATTTGTGATTCGCAACCGCATGATCCGCTTTCAGTTCAACTATCCGGATCCGAACGCGAACAAGTACCGTTTCACGGATAAGGGGAAAGAGCGGACAGAAGGTCAGGCGTATGCTGCTTATGAGCAGGACCTGCGATCGTCGTTCCGTGCCTTGTATATTTCGATCCTCTCCAAGCTGGAAAACGTCGAGTCCGGACTGTTCGAGTTTGAACATGAATTCATGGCTCACATTGTCGACCCCTGGTCAAAGCAGACCATGGCCGAAATTATGACGCCGCTGATTGCGGAGCGATACGACAAGACGGCTACGGAACCGACTCAACTGCTGTTGCCTGGTCCGAAGGGGAAGTGAGCCATGACTGAGTCAATGAATCAATACTGTGTGTACGGGCCGGGGACTGCTGATCTGCCTGGCGTGTATGTGTGCAGGCGGTTTGAAGTCGATCGTGATGTCGTTCCGACCGGCGATCACTGGACGGCAGAGACGCTGGAAGCGGTCCGGGAGCAACTGCCCGAAGGGCTGGTGTGCCTTCCCCGGTTTCCGGAAGATGATCCGAATATCATTGAGGTGTGGATATGAGTGATAATGCGACTATCTTTCTGGTGAACAGGGTGATTGGCATAGAAATAAGGTCGCTGTTTTGCTATCGTCCCTTACTATGATTACGCTATTTTTAATGCATACATCAGCAATATCAGCCAATCACTGAAAAGCTGGTATTGACAATATACGGACGGATGCATTACTATACACTCAGTTTGGCCAGAATCTGAAGAGAGAATCAAATGACGCCTGGAGAGATTATCAAGACGAAGCTCGCAGACAAAGGATGGACACAGGATGATTTGTCCAAAATATTAGGTCGCCCTTTGCAAACAATAAACGAAATCATTACTGGAAAGAAATCTATAACACCAGAAACAGCTACTGGATTGGCCTTTGCGTTTGGCGATGATCCCGAGATGTGGATGAGGACAGAGAATGCTTATCGCCTCTCACTTGTGAAATCAGATCCTGCAGTTTCTGCAAGAGCACGTTTATTTGATGTGGCGCCGGTGAAAGAGATGGAAGGCAGAAATTGGATACGAAAATCTGAAACTGTTGATGAACTTGAACAAGAACTTTGCTCTTTCTTTGGGGTGCGAGATTTAAATTCTGAGCCTCAAATAAATGTTTCAACTAGAAGAAGTGTACAAGAAGCATTCCTGAATGCTCCACAGAGGGCTTGGTGTTTTAGAGCGAAACAACTTGCGAAGCTCTTGCCTGCGGCAGAATTTTCCCAAAGTGCATTTAACAAAGGTGTTGAAAAACTCCGCCAATTAGCTGCTTGGCCAGAAGAGACTCGTAAAGTTTCACGAGTATTAAGCGAAATGGGCATCCGTTTTGTAATAGTTCAGCAATTAAAAAAAACTCGGATTGATGGGGCGGCTTTGTGGTTAGATGAAAACTCTCCGGTCATTGCCCTCTCATTACGTTACGACAGGATCGATAGTTTCTGGCATACTCTGACTCACGAGTTGTCTCACGTTAAACATAAAGATTCAAACACCGTAGACATTGATTTAGTTGGAGAGAAGCGACGCTCTTTAGCGGAGTTGGATCAAATAGAGCTCAGGGCGGATAGGGAAGCTGCTTCTACGCTAATACCATCAGAAGTGTTGGATGACTTTGTGTCCCGGACCTCTCCGCTTTATAGCAGAGTCAAGATTAATCAATTTGCTAATCGTATCAGGATTCATCCTGGAATAATTGTTGGGCAGCTTCAGCATCGAGGGGAGTTAAGCTATTCAACACATAGGCCTTTGCTGGTAAAGGTTCGTGATATCGTGACATCAGAATGTATGACTGATGGGTGGGGACATTGTTTGAGTATTAAGGATTAAAGATGCAAGTAAGAACACCTAAAAACACTAAAGACCTAGACCAGCAGATTGTGCAAGAATGGCGTGACCTTGGCAATGAGTGGCCCACGCAATTGTGGAAGATTGCAAGATGGGCACTCCAGTCAGGAAGAGCTGAGTATAGCAACAATGCTCAGGAAAAAATGCTTGCACGTCGCATTGGGGCATCGCTCAGGGAAGAATATTATAGAGACTTACAGGGAAGGCGAGTTCGGAAAAAACATTGCTACCCCGTAATAACGGAGTCACCAACAGGCCTCAAGAAACAACAGTTCTTTTGGTGTGATCTCGAAACAGCAGATCCAGATGAGGTCAGGGCATCCGTACAATACAGAAGAGGTCAAATCGTCTCAGATGCAGTTCAGTTGAAAACCGATGTGGATAGTTACAACGATAACAATAAGGCAGGCGTTGAAATAGAGCTAGGTTTGGACTTGTCTATCGATGTAGATGAGCGTATGCAAGACACTGAGTATAGACCAACCCCACCACCTGAAGAGTAGGGTAAAGAGTGCATTCGGGGCTTGATGTGTGGTTCGTTTCTGGCTTGAATAAGAGGGAGTGTACTAATGGGACTGGAATATAAGCATCTGGATGAACGGACCCGAAGGCTTATGCTAGAAGAAATTGAGCATGATGTCGCTTCATCAGCCTTGTACTTGAGTACAAATCTCAATGAAAATGGAATCGCTGAGTATCCGGATCTTATTCGAGAGGCGGCTAGAAGCGGTGACGATGACACTTTGGCGGCAGCTATTGTTAGCCGCCTCAATTCACACGAGAAGCCTCGCCAACTGAAGTCTGGCAAATTAAGTAAGCCTCCTGTCATGCGAAGTAACGCACATCAAATGCTGGCTGAAGGAGAATTTAACCGTTTCTACATGCGTGCTCTTTGCTCTCGTGCGATAGGGGATGGTGTTCCTTCCGTAATCGTTTTTCGTGCCAAGACTGTGGAGCACGCCAGGTCAGCATCGGAACAGATGATCGGGCGGGCGATGTCGGCTGACTCGCTGCTTGAGGATCTGAGAAACAGTACTGGTGTAGATACAGCACTAGGGCTTCCACCAGGGCCGAACTCTGGACTTTCAGTGCATCTGCCATGATGCAATGGCGGGCATCGCGCCTGCGATCAGGGAGATTTATGAGACGTTCGTGGTGAGGTTCACTAATGTGGTTTAGAAACACCTGAAAGCGGGACAGATACACTGTCCCGCTTTTTTATTTCCTGGGAAATAATTTCCGTTTTTCCTGAAAAGAGAGTTGACGTAGTACCAAATTTTGGTACTATTACCTGTGTAAGGTTTAACAACACTTTTTCACACGAAAGGAAAAACGATGAAACGCTTCATGACTTACTTGCCACTGGCTGACAACGACGGGAATGATTTCCCTCAGTCAGTCATCGATGGCATCATCGAAGACCTGTACTCCACCTTCGGTGGCTGTACTGTCGGTTCCGTGGGAACCGGTTACTGGAAAGACGGCGAAACACTGTATGTTGACAAAAACATCAGTGTTTCGGTTGCCATCGATGCTGACAGCGTCGAACTGGCAAAAACCAAAGTCGTCGCCATCGGCAAGCTGTTAGGGCAGGAAGCCATGTACTTCGAGCTGATTCACTCAGACATCGAAATCCTCTGAAACCCAGAGGGGCGGGAAAGCGCCCCTCCTTTTTCTCTACTCTGAACAGGTGAAACAATGACCGCAAAACTGACCAAAAAACAGAAGTACAAAAAAATGATCGACACAGCGCGGGAACTGGCGCCCCAGTGTGGTGACTGGATGGCGTTTCATAACCAGCTGTTCGGCGTGGGGGGGCTGTTCGGCAAACTCTTCACGGAAGTTCCGGAGCGAGTCGAGTTCATGGACTCGCCAGAGCATGAGGAAATTAAACAGCTCAAACAGGGGCTGCAGAATCAGGAAGAGGTCCGGTTTAATCTGCGGATTCCGAAAACGATAGACGACCAGCTGAAGGACGAAATGAAACGGCTGGGAATCAAAAGCAAAAACGAGCTGTGCATCATGAAGCTGGCAGCACCTGCGGAAGCTGTGGTATAATTACCCTGCCAGGTGCGCTGCAAATTCCTTTCGTGTGAAAAGGGGTTAAACCTTACAACAGCGTACCTGGCTTTTTTTACGTACTGAGAGAATGTGTGTCTGTTCCCGTTTGCGAGACGGGGACAGTTTTAAAAGGCTGCGAATTAAATCTATGAAAGGCTGCGAAAATGAAAACCGATCTGCGCGAGGAAATCAACAATAGACTGATCAAAGCAATTGAGTCGGGGACGCTCCCCTGGAGAAAGCCCTGGATCTGCGATCCCAACGCCGGCACGCCGGTGAACGTCGACAGTAAGAAACGCTATCGAGGCGTGAATACCTGGCTGGTCGATCTGACGGCCATTGAACAGGGTTTCCAGTCCCGCTGGTGGGGGACGTACAAACAATGGCAGGAGCGGGGCTGCCAGGTCCGCAAAGGGGAGAAGGGGACACGGATTGTCTTCTACAGTTTTGTGTCACAGGAATCTGAAGAGACAGACGACACGGAAGAGGGGGAAGCCGGCGGCTACTGCTTCCTGAAACGTTACACCGTGTTCAATGCGGAGCAGGTCGACGGGGACAAGGTTGACCGCTGGCGTGTCTCTGCAGAACCTGGTGACTACGTTCAGGAATGGGATGATGAGCCACTGGCGGAAGCTGTGGCCGTTGCGACCGGTGCGGAAATCAATGTGGGTGGTGAGAGTGCCTATTATGATTTCAAAGCGGATGCCGTCACGATCCCCGAGAAAGCCCGCTTTGATGCGGCTGCCGATTATTATTCCGTGCTGTTTCACGAACTGTCACACTGGACAGAACGCCGCGTCGGGTTCACGTCTGAGGATCTGAAAAAGCGGGTATATGCTGTCGGGGAACTGTTCGCGGAAATCGCCGGCTGTTATGTCTGCAATGAACTGCGGATCCCGAACCGCATTGACGAAACGGCTTCTTACCTGGAGAGCTGGCTGGAGCGGTTGAAGGCGGATAAGCAGTTGATTTTTACCGTCGCCAAATGGAGCAACAAAGCGGCTGATTTTATCCTGGGCGGGGAGCTGGCAGAAACCGTCGAGACTTGCGATCAGCAGAAGTTCCTGCAGAACGCGTAAAGAAAACGCCCCAACCGGGAAAGGCTGCGAAACCGGAACCGGAAGGGGCTTACCTGATCAGGTCAGCTTGATTATAAGCACCAGTTCCAGTAATTTCTATCTCGAACCTTCTGGAGATCATTGGGAATCTTTCAACAGGTAATCTTTACTAGCGATAAATTGAAAGGTGAATGAAATGGCTTTGCGGAACCCAGGTAATACTGAATTAAACTTATCCAGGAATGGATTCCTTGTTGATGCCGACAATCTTAATTTTGTTGTAGAAAATGTCTCTCAAGATAAGATAAAACATATTGAACCGGGCCAAATGTCCGGAATTGCTCAAAGTCTGTCTGTAAGCGAAAATCTGATGTATTTTGCCGCTAGTGGCATCCCTATTGAAAATAGTTGTTATGGAGAATTTCAAAAGGACCAGCTCCTTTTAGCAGTTGAGATGGTCAGGCACGAACCAAATCCCGTAACCAGAATGAATGAGCCAAATACCAATCTTAATAGGTATGTATTTGGGATTTCAGAGAAAGACGGTAAAGCGTATGGTATTGATGTTACAACCAAGTACTCAAATCCAATTACTGGGCAAGTCGGTAATCATTGGGATGAAATTGAAAACTATGTTAACAGACATTGGACTTGACCCCACTTTGGCCGATTGCAATCATGTAACCAACTAAACCGCACGAGTGGTCGAGTTTTCGACTACAGGGCTTTTTGTATTAAAGGTCTGCGGTGTCTGGCAGGTGTGTTCTACGCACCCCTGTCAGGCACTGCAGGCCTTTTTTTTATGCGCGGAGTATCACAGGGATGTTTGAAAAGTTCGGTCCTGAAGAATGGCAGCTGGTTGTGATGGTCGGGTTGTCGATCATCAGTGGAATCGGGGCCATCGTCCTGGCAATCGCTGCCTGGACATTGAAGTATATTATCGACGTCGAAAAAAACACGTCCTCTTCCGCTGCCTCGACAACGGCAATGGCGTCGTCTCTGGAATCGCTGAAGAGCGACAACGAGAAAGATCATGATATTCTTCACGGTCGTATCAAGGACGTGGAGACGGTGCAGGTCCAGCACGGTGAAACTCTGGTTGAGCATAGTCTGAAAATCAAGGGGCTGGAGGGGGGATGCTGATGACTGAGATCACAAGCGCCGATCTTCCGGAAGCACTCTTCCTGAAAATGGAGGGCTTCGTTCCGATTGATACGTTTGTCTCGAACGGTTGCAACTGTGCCCCTGACGAATTCGGCGGCGTGGACCTTAAGCCAGCCTGTCATTTTCATGACTGGGCGTATTACCTGGGCGGCTGCTCGAAAGACCGGAAGCGGGCCGATCAGCAGTTCTATCGCAATCTGCGGGCCTGCGACCTGGGGAAATTCGTGGCCGGCATCTATTACCGCCGCGTGCGGCTGTTCGGTGGCCTGGCGTTTGCCTGGCACGATGGCAAACGTCCGAAGAATCCGTGGCACTTGGTTTTGTTATTTTGGGACAGGTATATCTCATGGTAAGACTCATCACTCTGTTTATTGTGTTGTTAATGGCTTCTGTTCTGCAGGCTCAGGTGTTGGCCGTGCGAACGACTGAGAGACAATGTGACCAGAACAGCTGTCGTCAGTTCTTCGGCACTGGGACATGCACGTACATCGGTAATTCTGACGGGAAGTCGGTCTATATCACAGCCGCCCATGTTGTGACAGACGTTGAAAAAATCCACGTTGGTTACGGTGGCAGGTGGTGGGAGGCGATCGTAAAGCACAAAGAACAGCGATATGACAAGGCGACGGGGCAGAACATCGACTTTGCTATTATCGAAACACGGCAGATCCCTTCGAATAAATGTATGCAGCTGTCTGGCTTGTTTCCAGACAGCGGGGTCAGGGCAACGGCCTACGGCTATTCGAACGGCGTTTATAACTTGAGGGGGCTCCCGTCAAGTATTTATATCCGGAATAACTTGAGGGGTGTTAGAGATCCAGTGCAGAAAGGCGACTCCGGCGGTCCGGTTGTTGTTGACGGCAAAGTGGTCGGGGTGATCAGCAGTGTTGTTGAAGATGGCAAAATGACTCTGTGCACACCAGCGAATCTGGTCAGACTGCAGGTTAAGCAGCGATACCGGGTCTTCCCATGCTGTAACTGTTCACCACAAAGAACCGTAGTGTTGCCTTCTCGTCCGATCCAGCCCCAACCCCAGCCCCAGCTGGAACCGGTGCCTGACAACACCGCACAAGTCAATGCTCTGCAGGGCGAAGTGTCCCGACTGCGTGAGCAATTAGACCAGCTGAAGAATACTCAGATACCTGTCTGGGTTGTCGATGCCGATGGAAACCCCACGACATGGAAAGACGAAAAAGGCGTCGAACACGAGAATACAAAAACGTACCCTCTTGGTGAACCCATCAAGATTTATTTTCCTGGCCGTTAAACAGTGAGGCTGATGTATGCCAGACGGCGATGATATTTTAGTAGTAGATTTGTCCGGTGAGGACGAAGGAGAAACCATGGCGGAATTAGACCCCGGAATTGTTGCGACCAATATTATTCAGCAGGGATCGCAAATGCATCAACTGCTGATGACTGAGTCGGGTGGCAATATCCAGAACGCTAACAACCTGGCCCGACTGACTTCTGTTAAGAAGTTTGACGAACTGCAAGCCACCGAGTCTTCGGCGGTAAAGAAGGTCCTCGAAGTAAAGGAGTAGTAACGGGTCAGGCGCCACCAGCGGCGTAATCTGGCCCACGATCAGCCAGTGCCCTGAGAGAGCGGGCACTGGCGTTTTTTACGGGGCTTCTCAATGAACCTAGTCGACGCAACTAAAAAGATTGTCGAGCGAAACAATCAGATCAGACAGGCGGTGGCACTTGGAAACTACGGAGCAATCGGAAGCACAATCGACGGAATCCTCTCTGAACACGTTTCAGAACATTCTGAAGAAGACGTCGGGGCTGAGGCTGGCGACCCAGGCAGCGACAGTGTCGTCCCTGGATCGGAATCTGCGAGCTGAAGACGCCTGGGTCGATCGCACGCGGGCAGCCGCTCACAAATCCACATATGGAGAGGAGTACCAGCCAATGTCAGCTGAGGATGATGAGATGATCAACGTCGGTGACAACAACAGTACAAACCATTATTACCCTCCCGCACAGGATCAGCAGCAGCAGACACCGTCAACCATGGCATCGCTTGCAAAGGCTGCGATCGTCGCTGCCGGCATGGCCAGTGGGCTTGGTGGTGCCGGCTGGTTCATTGCCGAGGCGTTAGATAAGCAGCCGGTGTCAGTCCCCGTTCCGGAATTCAAAGATACGAATACTCAGTATGAGATTATTCTGAAATAAAGAAAGACGGCCAGGGTGACTGACGACGATTGCGAAGAGTGGATGTTGTTGCTGTTTTATATGTGCATGGGAGAGGGGGAGTAGATTGTTTAATTCAAAGGATACGCCGGGTAAACAAGCTCTGGATCGGTTTCTGGATATCAATGATACGGACATAAAATATGAGATCCTGCGACGCTTAATGGTGACGAGCCCAGAAGACGAAAAGCGGAAGGATTATACATTCACGTTCCAGATGGCTTTGAGAAAGATCGCCAGTCAGGGTAAACAGGCTGAATTTTGGGACATCATGAATGAAGTCTGTAATGAAGTGTATCAGAACCCGTTCATTTATCAGGACCTGCTTTCATCCATCGAATCTCCCAGCGACGTCAAACAGAACGTTCATTGTCCGAAGTGTGGCAGGTTGTGGCGTATCAGGTCTCAGCAGGCTGTGGCTGTGTGCAAGTTTGGTAGATGTATCAATTGCCTGAAAGTGTCCAAGGTTGATTATTTCCCTGAATCACTTTTAGTGTTCGATATAAATGAGGGCGAAACCCGACCAAGATTGAGGCATAATACCCCCGAAATGCTAGACCGGGTGTTTCAGCCTATGAGCCAAGTGAAGTCCAGGTCTGCTGTCGATATCGAAGAGGCGAGTTCTCTTATGAATCAGTTTCGTGCATTCAATGCGGCTGGTCTGGATGACAGGTCGAAGCGGCAGAGGCTGGATGAAGCTGCTTCAGTGATCGGGTATCGACCTGAAGATCTTGATACGTTGGTGTGTCCGGAAGTGCCGATGAATCGCATGGGTGCGGCCCCGGCCAATCAGGCGGCGTCTGGGGGCTGCGGGCTCTGGCTGGTGCATCCTGGGCTTTGCGGGTCCTTCCTGGACACCTGAAGGAAGAACAGGCCAATGGGAACTACCGGTATTTGAGGTATCTTTACTTGCGCAACGTAGTGGCGGGCTGGGCGGTGAACACTTGGTGTTGTATGGCATGTCGAATGGTTGATAGATGGTTTCACAAAATGCCTCTTATGCGGATCGTGAAGCCGACCGGGCGAGGAAGTACCAGTCTGTTCAGCGCGCTCATTCGCAGGATGTATATGAGCAGTTCGGAGATCTGTTTGACGCGGGGCCGCTGAAGCCTGAGCGACGCGAACGGGCCGCCGGCAGCCTGGCATATATGTGTGAGACCTACGGCGGCAAAGCGTTCAGCCTGAAGTGGTCTCCCAACCATATAAAAGTCATTGACCGAATTGAGCAGTCCGCACGACACGGCATTGATTTCGCTTTCGCGATGCCACGCGGATCCGGCAAGACGACGATTGCCCGCTGGGGTGTGCTCTGGGCGATCCTCAACGGGCTGTCTCCCTACACCGTTCTGGTCGGTGCGTCCCAAAAGTCTGCAGACCGGCTGATCAAAAACATCAAGTCGACGCTGCGATTCAATCAGCTGCTCCTGGAAGACTACCCCGAAGTCTGCGTGCCGATCCGGCATATCAAAGGGGAAGCCCGTCGCGCTCCTGGTCAGAAGTTCCAGGGCGAACCCACAATGATCGAATGGGGTAAGTCTCAGATTGTCCTGGCGATGATCCCCGTGGATTATGCCCAGGCAAACAGTTCTATTGTCGACGTGACCGGGATTGAGGGAGAGCTGCGGGGCCGGCAGTTTGAAAGGATGGACGGTTCAATTGCGCGTCCGACTCTCGTACTGCTGGACGATCCCCAGACACGCGAGTCCGCAAAGTCGCCTCCCCAGTGTAAAGACCGCGAAGACATCATCACTGCCGACATTAAAATGATGGCCGGTCCTGATGACCAGCTGGGCATTGTGATTCCCTGCACGAAAATTAAAGACGGGGACCTGGCGTGCCGGCTGCTCGATCGGGAGACGCATCCGGAGTTCCATGGCGAGACGACCAGGATGCTGGAATCGTTTCCGGACGACCTGAAACTCTGGGAAGAATACCGGGCGATCCAGGTGGAAAGCCTGGTGAACGGCGGCGACGGTCGCGAGGCTACGAAGTTTTACGAGAAACACCGAAAAGCGATGGACAAGGGGGCCGTCGCCAGCTGGCCGGAAAGGTTCAAGACAAAGAACGGGGAAATCTCGGCAATCCAGCACGCCATGAATCAGTTCCTCACAAACGAGGAAATGTTTTATGCGGAATGCCAGAACGATCCCCAGGACGGCCAGGATGAAAGCGTCTCCTCGCTGGATCCGGATGTTCTGGCCAAACGCATGATCAACCTGAAGCGTAGCGTGGTACCTGCAGATGCTACCATGCTGACCTCGTTTATCGACCTTAGTAAAAAAGTGCTCTGGTATATGGTCTGTGCCTGGGCCGATGATTTCACGGGAACCATTATTGACTACGGTGTCTGGCCGGATCAAAAGACCCGTTACACCACACTGGCATCCGCTCGCATCACGATGCAGATGAAGAAACCGGGGACCGGGCTCGAGGCCGCCTTGTTGAACGGGCTGGAAGAACTGACTCTGCAACTGCTCGATCGGGAATGGCGATCGGAAGCCGGCGGCGTGCATCGCATCAGTAAAGGCCTGATCGACGAAGGCTGGGAACAGAAGGTTGTCCACGATTTCTGTCGGCGGTCCAAACACGCGTCTATTCTGCTGCCCAGTAAGGGGGTTGGTATCAAGACTCGTGAGCTGAATGATCCTGCGACCAGACCGAAGCCTGGTGAGAAAAGAGGCGATCACTGGCGGATCAATCCCAGCAAGTCGTCTGTTCGCACGGCTGTGTATGACACGGACTGGTGGAAGACTTTCGTCGCGAATCGATTTGAAGTCGACAAAAACGACTCAGGTGCCCTGACGATCTACCAGGTGAAGACAGCTGCCGTCCAACACCGCATGCTGCTGGAGCAGCTGACGGCGGAATATGGAACCGATGTGACTTATGAGTCGGCAGGGAAAACGCGAACACACTGGAGCCTGAAAGTCGGATTATTTGACAATCACATGTTCGACGGCCTGGTGGGGTGTGCTGTGGGAGCATCCATGCAGGGGGCGACGTTAAAAGGTTTGATTCCGGAAGCGCACGACAAGCCGAAAAAGAAGCGGAACCGGAAGTCTATGTCAGAACGGCAGCGTGAAAGGAGGGCGGCCCGTGGACGATGAGTTAATTACTGACGGTGAAGTTGACGATGAACAGGAGAGAGGTATTCCGTGTCCCGACTGCGGCTGCCGGCGAAACGAAGTCTGGCGAACGACACCCGTAATGAAGCGAATCAGGCGGGAGCGGATCTGTCAGAATTGCGGGCGAAAGTACTACACTTTTGAGGAGATTCCGAAGTAAGTGCTATATGTAGCAGTTTTCAGATTATTTCCTGAGAAATAATTCTGATTCCAGTGGACTCACTGGGGATGTTTTTGAAAAATACGGCATCAATCGAACAACAGGCGACACTCACGACTGATCATTGTGAGTGATCCCAGCGAATAGAAAAGGCCATGTGGGGCCCACAACCCCGCGTGGCCTTTTTTTATTGGCTCGCCTGAGTTCGATTTTTTTATTGACCAGAGGTGACCCATGACAGATTTATCAGAATCGATTGAAGAGTCGGCACAGCAGCCCAAGAGCGGAAACTTTGACGGCGTGAATTTCACGCAGCATAGCCTCAAAGAGCAGATTGAAGCTGACAAATACCTGGCCGCCAAAAATGCCGCGACCGGCAAAACGCGGGGAATCGCTTTCACTCAACTGCGTCACCCAGGAGCCCCTTAATTGATCACGCCCGTTTTAGTAGATCATCATGGCAGACCTCTCAGCACGCCGGTGCAGCGTCCCCGTCGACGTCTGCGCAATAATGCGATGGCTGTGAATGCCCGTTATGATGCTGCGGAAACAACCGTGCATAATCAAAAGCACTGGGTCAATGCGGACGGGCTGAGCGTTCACGAGGCGACCAACCCGCACGTGCGGCGCACACTCCGGAACCGTGCCCGCTATGAAGTCCTGGAAGCGAACTCTTACGCGAAAGGAATCGTCCGGACTTACGCAAATGACACCATCGGCACAGGTCCCCGGCTGCAGATCCGGACCGGTAACTTGAGAGTTGATGCCTGGCTGGAGAAAGAGTTCCACAAGTGGTCCCGGCGCGTCAAGCTGGCGCGAAAACTGCACACGATCAAGATGTCCAAAGTGATCGACGGGGAAGGCTTCGGGATGCTGGTCACAAATCCCAAAGTCAAACACGCAGTTAAACTGGCGTTGAGTCCGCTGGCTGCAGAGCAGGTTACATCGCCTGGTTTCAATTACAATCTGGATGAAAATGATTCGGTCGACGGGATCCACTTTGACGAATACGACAACCCGGTTACTTACGATGTCGTGAAAGACAACGTCCTCAGTCGGTCGGCGGTTACCAGCACTCTTGAGTATGAATCCATCCCGGCCCGCTACATCGTCCATTTGTACGATGAAGAACGGTCGAACCAGAAACGGGGCGTTTGTGAGATCGCGACATCTCTGCCGCTGTTTGCACAGTTAAGACGCTACACACTAGCCGTTGTCTCTGCCGCTGAGACAGCCGCCGACATGGCTGCAGTGGCCACCAGCACGGGGCCGCACGTTAATCCGAATGAAGATGTCGAGCCCATGGACATCATCGACATTGAGCGGAACATGATGCTCTTCCTGCCGGAAGGGTACGACATGCGACAATTCAAGCCGGAACAGCCGGTGACGAATTACCCGATGTTCAAGGATGCCGTCATCAATGAAATTGCCCGCTGCATTAACATGCCGTTCAACATCGCGGCTGCCAATTCGTCTGATTACAACTACGCCTCGGGCCGCATGGATCATCAGACCTATTACAAGTCACTCCGCATCGAAATTAACCGGGTGGAAGAGTCCATCATGGACCAGCTCCTGGAAGAGTGGATGGTCGAGGCTTCCATGGCCTGGGGCGAAGATCCCCACTGGTCCAGCACAGTGAAGAAAAAGAAGCTGCGGAATCAGATCAGTGCGTTTTTCTCAACATATATTTCGCTCGATTATCTCGATGACTACGGCTGGAACTGGGACGGCACGGAACATGTCGACCCGCAAAAGTCCGCCAATGCCCAGAAGACCAAACTGGAAAACAAAACCACAACCTACAAAGCCGAATACGCCAAAGAAAATAAAGACTGGCGGACTGAGCTGAAACAGGTTGCGGAAGAGCAGGCGTTTATTCGCGACAACAACATCAATACCGAAGGGGTAATGAACGATGGTAAGCCGACAACAGAAACGGAAACGCCGGAAGAATCGGATGATGAAGAAGGCGCAGACCAGGAAGAGTGACTTCCAGATCCGGGCATCCGTCGCGGCGTCTCTGAAGGACTTCTTTATCGAGGCTGCCGACGATGTGAGCCCAGTCATTACACCTACCGATGATCCGGCGAAGCCGCCGACGTTTGACATGAAATGTTACGGCGGCGGGAAGTTGATTCTATCCGGCATCAAGTATCCGGTAGTGGTCGATCTGAAAGGGCTGCAGGTTACTGCCAAGTCCCGGCCCGTGCTGCGGGAACATGAAGCGAAGCGAAACATTGGACACACCACTGAGATCCGGAACAACTTCCGGACGCTGGAAGCATCCGGCGTGATCTCAGTTGATAACGCTGATTCAAAGGAAGTGATCAGCGCCAGTAAAAACGGATTCCCCTGGCAGGTCTCGATCGGCGCCAAAGCGCTGAAAGTGGAGATGGTGCCCCAGGGGCGGAATGTCACCGTCAACGGGCAGACGTTTAGCGGCCCCGTGCTTGTTGCACGGCAGGCGCAATTGAAAGAGTTGTCGTTCGTAACCCTGGGTTCGGATGACGACACGGAAGTAAGACTTGCGGCCACGGTCGCTAAAACCAAAGGAATTTCGAACATGAACGAGTTTGAAAAATGGATTCTGGCCACGTTTGGTGAGGATCATGAATTGACCGACGATCAGCTGAAGGATCTGCAGGCGACGTTTGATAATGCTCAGCTGGCATTGAAAACAGAGCCTGGCAAAAAGAAGTCTGCTGATGATGAACCGGATCCCGCTGTCCTGCTGCAGGCGAAGACCGATGAGTACCTGGAGAGCATTCGCGCCAGTTCGGCTGCGGAAATGGAACGCATCGACGGGATCAAGGAACTCTGTGAAGGTCACTCTGACATCGCTGCCCAGGCGATCAAAGATAACTGGACACTCGAAAAAACCGAAATCACCATGCTGCGTGCTTCGCGTCCCAAGCCGCGGAAATCCGGTGCCGCTGATGCACCTGCAGAAGCTCTGGTGATTGAAGCGGCGCTGTCGATGAACAGCGGCTTCCTGAAAGAGGACGAAGCCGGGAAACTGTTCGACGAAAAGACGATGAATGCTGCTGTCGATGTGCTGCGTGATGTGAGTCTTCGGACCTTGATGGTTGAAGTCATCCAAGCCAGCGGCGGTCATGCCGGCAATGGCCGGGTAACGGATGCCATGATTGAAGCCGCTCTCAAGGCTGACATGATGATCCGTGCCGGCGGAACGTCGACGCTGTCTCTGTCTGGTGTGCTGGGCAACGTGGCCAACAAGTACCTGTTGAAGGCTTACAACACCGTCATCAGCGTGGTGGAAAAGTTCTGTAATCAGACGGATCACATGGACTTTAAAGTCCACACGCGGCATCGCGTCACGGCAGATGGTGAGCTGGTCGACCTCGGGAAAAATGGTGAAATCGAACATGGCAGCATGTCCGAAGATACCTACACCAACAAGGTCGGCACCAAGGCGAGAATGATTGCTCTGACTCGCGAAGACATGATCAACGATGATCTGGGTGTGTTTAAAGACCTGGTCAGCGTCTTCGGTCGTGGCGGCTCCAATGCACTGCAGCGGGCCGTTTATACGCTCCTGCTGGGTAATGCGGGGAACTTCTTCCACACCAGCAACAACAACCTGCTGGCGACTGCTGCCTCTGCGCTCAGTATCGATGCGCTGACGGCTGCGGAAGCGGCATTTCTGAACCAGGTTGATTCCAAAGGGCTGCCGATCGGCATTACGCCGGAGCTCCTGCTCTGTCCCAATGCCCTGAAGGTGACGGCGGAAGCGATCTACAAAGAAACCAAGGTCAATGAAACCACTACGGCCAACAAGCCGAAGACGAATGAGAACCCGCACGCCGGCAAATTTGAGCCTGTTTCCACGCCCTGGCTGAGCAATGCTGCGATTCCGAATGCCAGTGCGAAGAAGTGGTTCCTGTTCGGCAATCCGGACAGTGCCCCGGCGATTCAGATCGCTTACCTGCAGGGCAAGCGTCGCCCCACGGTGGAAGGCGGGAACGGAAACTTCAACACGCTGGGCATGGAGTGGCGCAGTTTCTGGGACTTCGGTGTGGCGTTCGTCGACCCGAAAGCGGCACAGCGTAACGACGGCGAGTAATCGTCATCTGAACACAAGCCGGGTTTTATTTCCTGGGAAATATTTTGCACTGAAATTTTTACTCTAATTTTGAGGTTGAAATTATGGGAACGTTTAAGACTGAAGGGCGGTATGTCAAATACACGCCCACCGAGGCGACGTCTGCCGGCACGGAAGTGCTGGTGGGCAAGCGGTTCGGGTTTGTACCCTCCGACCTGGCCGCCGATCAGAAGGGCTCGATCGACACGGAAGGCGTTTGGGAGGTCCCGAAGGTAACCGGCGCTGCCACCGTGGATGGCGAGTTGGCATACCGCCTGGACGATGGGACCGGCTGGCAGATGTCTGCAGCTGGTGCCACGCCCTATGGTAAGTTCGTGGGGGACCAGGAGGCGGCAGACACGACCTGTCGGGTTGAACTCATTCCATCGCTCACTAACAGCGGTGTGATGACGATTACGGAAGATACCACGCTGACGGTTGCCGACGCCGGAAAGACGATTTCCTCAGTCGGTGCTGCTGGTGCGGTAGTTGCCACGCTTCCGGCTGCCGTCCCTGGGCTGGAATTTGATTTCTATGTCGGGGCTGCCCAGATGTTGCGACCCAAAGCTGCCGGCACCGATGTGATCGGGCTGCCGTCGACCGGTGTTGCTGGCTCTGCTGGTGAATACATCGAAGCCAATGCCGTTGGTGAGACGGTGCGGCTGAAATGTATGGTGGCCGGGGTCTGGTCCCCGATCGGTTACTCCGGAACCTGGGCGCATCAAACCTGATGGTGAACCTGTTTGATAAAGCGGCGAAGTGGGTGGCGGCACAGACCAAAGCCCACGCGTCGCAATCTGTTGTGTATCGCCGGGCTGACGCCTTTGTTCCGCTCTCCGCAGCGACGGGAGAATCAGAGCAGGACGTTCAGGACACGGACGGTTTCACAATGACCCATACCAGCGTCGACTGGCTGATCACAGCGGCAGACCTGGTACTGAATGACGTGACAGTTCTCCCGGAAGTCGGGGATCTGATCGAGCAGACGATTGGGGCAAAGACGTTTACTTACAAAGTGCTGTCCATGGAGGGCGACGAAAAGCACTGGCGATACACCGAAGAGATCACAAAAACCATGTTACGGGTCCATACCAAATTAGTGAGTAATTCATGAGCAGTGTCGACACAATTGCAAAGGCGATCGCGGTGGAACTCAACACTGAGTTCGACGGTGATTTCGTTTCCACTGTGGAATACACGATTGATGATGCGCTGGAGAATGTCACCGAACTGAAGGCCATCGTGCTGCCCAGGGAGGAAACCACTGAAGTCCTCAACAGAAAGAGCAATAAAGTCACGTTTACGGTTGATGTGGCGGTCATGCAGCCCGCTCCAGCAGGTCTGACGCCAGATGAGATCTTAGCAAAGCTGGTGCAACCACGCACTGTGCGTGACTACCTGGACCGACGAAAGCAGGACGGCGCCAGCTGGCGACTGTCAACTTTGAACACTACATACAGTTACGACTCGCTGAAGAGGCTGCGCGTGCTGATGACCGTCATCCACAATGAATATGAGGTGACGACATGAGTGAACCCATTGCACAGTTCAAAGTGACCGGTGCCGTCTTCCAGTCTGAGAAGGTGCTGAAGCAAACGACTAAGGCACGGCGTCGGTTTGCATACTGGGCCGGCGGTCTGGTCAAAACCATCATCAGGCGGAAGTTCAAAGTCCAGCGCATGAAGCGTCTGGGCGAAATGTCGGAGAAGGAAAAGGAATCCTACAAGCTCAAAATCAAGATAGCCAAACGGCTCAGAAAGCCGAAGCCGAAACGGCCCAAGAAACCATCTGATCCCGGTGAGCCTCCACGGCTGACTTACAAAGAATCGCCCCTGAAATACCTGGTCGAATTCGCGGTCACTAAAGACTTCAACTCTGTGATCGGCCCAAAGCGGGCGAAATCGGGAATTGCGGGAGTGCTCGAACATGGTGGTGTGTCGAACGGCAGACGGATTGCGGCGCGTCCTTTTGCTCAACCATCGCTCGAAGATGCAGCGCCTCAACTCGACGATTACTGGAAAGACAAAGTAGGAGAATAGTTCCATGACAATTGGTTTAGAAGCTGGTCTGTATCTCGACCCCGCTGGAATGGCTGGCGAAGGCACCTGGACGCTGTACGAGGATGTGGGGGACGTGAATGTTGCTCACAGCTGGAATCAGTCACAACGCAAGATCCGGAAGCATACGCACGAACGGACAACGCTGGGGCAGGGTGTGCTGGAAGTGACATTCACGGTGACCTATCGAGCTGGCGACGCTGGATTTGAAATGTTGCGTGATGCCCACGCGAACAAGTCAATCATCGCTGTGGCAGTGATGTCAGGGTTGATTGCTGCTGCCGGCAGTGAGGGCTGGCAGTTTGATGCCGTGGTTTCCGACTTCCCGGAGAGCCAGGCCCTGGAAGAGGACATGACATTTGATGTCACGCTCAAGCCGGCTTCGGGTTCGGCTGTAGATCCAGTACGCGTTGAAATCTCTGGATCATAATTCTGCGAATCGCTTGTAGATCGAGTTCATTTAATACGGCAGTCAAATCGAAAGGGATGCCATGAAACCGGGAGATGTAATGCAGCAATACGTGTGGGTTGATGGGAAGCGAGTCCCCTTCAAAGCGAGGGTGGTCAAGCCGAAAGACCCCAAAGACTATGACCCACCACAGGCTGAACAGGAATTGCCTGAATCAGCAGCAAAGGGAAAACAGGAACCGCCGAAAGCGACTGAGTCGAAGTAGACCAGTCGTTGAGGCAATTTTAAATCAGCACTTTTAAGGAGAGATGAGAGTGTCAAGTTTTACTGATACGAATGGAGAGAAGTGGACCATATCCGTCAATTTCGGAACGGCCCACAAACTGAAACAGGATCTGGATATCGACCTGCTGTCGCATTTGAAGGATCCGAAAGAGGCGATGCTCTTTATGGCCAGCCTGGGCGATGACCCGTTTCAGCTGGGACAGATCATCTACACACTGGCGACTCCGGAAACGGAAGGCCTGACGATAGACGGTCTGTTTTCCGCATTGGATTCCGAGAAGGCAGAGGAAGCCTACCAGGCGTTCATGGATGCGGTGATCGATTTTTTCCCGCCGCGCCTGAGGGCGCAGCTGAAGAAACTCTTCGCGAAATCGATGGCACTGCAGGAAGAGCGGATGGAACAGATGTATCAGAAAGTGGAAGCGGACATCGACAGTCCCGAGATGGACGAAAGACTGAGGCAGCAGATGGCTGGGAGACAGTCTGGCGTATCGTCGGTGTCCTCGGCATCGGAATAACCGACCTTTGGCCACTTACCTTACGTCAGCTGCTGTGGATGAATGCAGGGAAGAGTGACCATGACGGCTATCAGCTACGGTCGGTCATGGCCACTGTTTACAACATCGCATCCTGGAAGCCTAAGAACAAATGGTTCAAAGAACAGGAGTTTAAAGGCAAGCCGAAACGGCGGCAACCGCGAACGGGGAAGGAAGTAGTCGCAGAATTCGATAAGGTGTTTGGTCAATTCTATGGTAGGTAGTGCCGGGTCAATCAGAGCGGGAAAGGCTTTCGTGGAACTGTTCACGAAAGATTCTGCTTTGCGCAAAGGCCTGGCATCTGCACGGAAACAGCTGGATTCCTTCAGTGCGTTTTCGCGTAAAAGAGGAATGGGACTGGCCGCCAGTGGTATCGCCTTAATGGCACCAGTGGTGGCTGCCATTCCCATCTATGCTCAGTTTACGACACAGATGTCTGCCGTCCGGGCAGTCACCCAGGCCTCTGCAGAAGACTTCGCAGATCTGAACCAGGTTGCTAAGGACCTGGGGAGCTCGACATCATTCTCAGCCAGTCAAGTTGCCGAGGGCATGAAGTACCTCGGCATGGCCGGTTTTGATACCAAAGAGATCATCGCCGGCATCCCGTCAGTGCTGAATCTTGCGCGAGCCGGTGCGCTGGATCTGGGGATAGCGGCGGATATCGCCTCTGATGTCAGTAGCGCATTCAGCATGACGGCGGATGAGATCGGGCGTGTGTCCGATGTCATTGCCAAAACGGCGACCAGTGCCAACGCCACGGTCGAGATGATGGGGGAAACGTTTAAATACGTCGCTCCCGTTGCATATGCAGCCGGTCAGAGTCTGGAAGAAATGTCTACAGCGATCGGGCTGCTGGGCAATAACATAGTGAAGGCGACCACTGCCGGCACGGATATGAAGGAGATCCTGGCTACCCTGGCCGCCGATCAGGATAAGATCACTTCCCTGGGGGTTCAGGTTTCAGACGCTGAGGGGAACATCAGACCGGTTCTGGACATCATGCAGGACCTGGGCCGGGCCACTCAAAACATGCGACCGGATGACCGGCTCGCGTTAATGATGGACATCTTCGGAAAACGGGCAGGTAAATCAGCCCTGATTCTATCCCGGCTGAATGTCGGCGTCGATGAAATGCGCGGCAAGATGGCTAAGGCTGAAGGTGCTGCTGCTGCCATGGCCGGTGTTATGGATGACAACCTGGAGGGGGATTGGTTGAAGTTCAGGTCTGCCGTCGAAGGGGTGGCAATCGCCATTGGTGAGGATCTGGAAGAGCCGCTCAGAAGTCTCCTGGTCATGCTGACTGGAGCTGCCACACAAGCCCTTGAGTGGATCAAAGCAAACAAAGGAATCGTAGTCGTGGCTTCAGCGGTGGCAGCTGGTTTGATTGCTACTGGTGGCGCATTGATTTCCCTGGGCCTGGCGGCATCCGTCGCCAGTTTCGCTATTGGCGGGCTGGTAACAATGCTCAGTGCAGCAGGTACGGTGTTAGGCATCCTGTTCTCTCCCTTCGTGTTCTCTCCCTTCGTGCTGATCACCGCTGCTGTACTGAGCGCCGCCGCTGCCCTGGTTTATTATTCGGGCATTGGTGGAAAGACCATTTCGTTTCTCTCGGACAAGTTCGGTGGTCTGGCTGAAATCGCCGGGGAAGTCTTCGGTGGTATCAAGGATGCCATGCTGTCTGGCGACTTTGAGAAGGCCGGCAACATCCTGTGGAAGGGCCTCGAAATCGCCTGGCTGACCGGACAGAACGCCATTAATTCGAAACTCAGCGAATGGAAAACCTTCTTCCTCGACATCTGGTATGGGGCGATCGATGATGCATCAGGATACTTCATTGATTCCTGGGCGGGGATTCAGGATGCCTGGACGACGATGACTCAGTTCCTGGGAGACTCCTGGGACATGGTCATGAATAAAGTCCAGAAAGTCTGGTCTGTCGTCGGTGGCACCATCATCAATGGCATCGGCCATATGATGAACACGCTCAAGGTTCTCAATCCGGCAATGGCGAGTGTGCTTCCCGATACAGGCGAGTTTCGGTTCCGGGCGAAAGAATTCACCGGCGCTTATAAAACCTCAGATGAAATTGACAGTGCCACGAACGCCAGTATTGCCGATCGTGATCAGCGGGCCAGGGCAAACCGGCAGGGCATTCGCCAGGGCCAGCAGGGTTCGCATGAGACTGCAGGGGAGATGTCTCAGCAACGGCAGGACGCTCGACAAAAAGAGCTCGAGGCGTCACAGAAAAAAGCCGCGGATGCCATGGCCGCTGCCCAGCAGGAACTGAAAGACCTGCTTAACAAAGAAAGTGCCGCGGCTGCCACGAGCTCTGAAGAGAAACAGAAACAGGCGGCGGCAGCGGCGGCGGCCGCATCGTCTGCGACGGGGCCCAATGGAGCGGTCGCCAAAGCGGGCAAGGCCATCGGTGGTGGATCCGGAGACCTGCGAACCAAAGAGGGCATCGATACGCTTACCAGGCTGATCAATCTGAATGGGGGGGAAGTGACAGCCAAGGAACAACTCGCACAACTGAAAAAAGTGGTGTCTCTGCTACAAAGAGACAATTCTGTCGAAGTGGTAAGGAGCAGCTAACGTGGCAAACAGTGTAATCAGCTGGGAACTGGCGTTTGAAGACAGTTACGAAATCAAGGAAGGACCGGCACGAGCTTACACGGAAGTCTATTCCTGCAGCCTGGCATCGGTGGCAACCGACTCCACCGTGATCCGCTCTTATTCGAAATGTCCGGACCTGGGAGACAAGCACAAACGGGACACGGCCGCGCGTTGCATTTCCGTGACTGTCGCCAGGGTCGATGATACGGCGGACTTTATTGTGACCGTCAAATATTCCACCAACATTCAACATAAAGACCGGGAAGAAAACCCGCTCAACAGACCAGCGGTGATCGACATCGTCAGTTCTCCGGAGCAGGTGCCGACGTTCTTTGACGGGGAAGGCAAACCACGCTTAAACACAGCCGGTGATTTGATCGTGGGCTATCGCCGGATCCCCTTCCTGGACATTACGGTCAAAAAGAACGTCCCGAAGTACCCGGACTGGATGTGGGATTATGACGGCACGGTCAACAAACACCCGATCACAATACGCGACAAATACTTCGAAAAACGAACATTGAGAATCGAGGGGATCGATGCCCCTGACCTGGTGTATGAGAACGGGTACGAATTTTATGCACTGACTTTCCGGATTCGCTTTGACCCGCGCACGCACGACGATATCCGTTACAGCCAGGGCTTCAATGAAGTTGTCGAGGTCGTGAGTACCTACATCCCGCCAGGCATCGATCCTGGAGACGTCACGATCTCCAACAGCAAGGTGACCACGAAAATTAAACGCCGTATCACAACCGGAGATCCTGCAGAGTACATCACGGAAGAGGCGTTTCTGGACAAGAACGGCACCCTGATCGAAATTAAGCAGGATCGCAAGGGCAAATTTGATACGTCCCGTCTACATCTGCTGCGATTCACGGACGACGTTCAAACTGATTTCACAGATCTACCATTTAAATAGGTGAGAACATGGCTTTAAAAGTATGGATCGGCGGGGCAACCGCTGACGCGCAAGTGGACACAGTCACGATTCCGGAAGATATCCAGCCGGGGATGATCGTAAAAGCAACAATGGGCAGCGGAAGCATTACATACACGGTTCCCACTGTCGCCAGTGCAGCGCAAGTGGCCAGCAGTTTTGCTAGTCTATGGAATGGTTCTACGATTCCTGAATTTCAGGAGATTGAAGCAGCAGCCATCGGTGATGGTTCTTTTACGCTTACTATGGAGTCAGCAAGCGCGGGGAAACCCTTTATTGTTTCTTTCATCATTGGGAGTGGTACGAACGAGAAACAGACCATCACGATTGGTAATAACCCCACGGGTGGTACATTCACGCTGGCCTATGAAGGCCAGGTCACAACGGGCATTGCACCTGATGCGTCTGCCGCTACGGTGAAAGCTGCCCTGGAAGCTCTCTCAACCATTGAAGTGGGTGAGATTGATGTGACCGGTGCTGATGGAGGACCATGGACCGTGGAATTCATTGGCGACCTGGCCGGGGTCAACGTCTCCACGATCGGGGCGAATCCCGACAACCTGGTTGTGGCTGCAGAGGAACAGGTGATTGATCTGGGTTCTCCGACAGGCGGCACCTTTACCGTGCAGTACGGCGAAGATGGTACGCCATCATCGAACCTGGCGTACAACATTTCAGCGGCGGACCTGAAGACTGCTTTGGAGACACTTTCGGACATTGCCGTGGATGATATTGCGGTCTCTGGTTCTGACGGCGGGCCTTACACTCTGGCGTTTCAAAATAATCTGGCGGGAACGAACGCCAGTCAGATTGTGGTCAACGGGGCGAATCTCACAGGCGGCCTGATGGATGACGTGACGATCGCAGAACAGACGGCAGGCGGTGGTGGTGGAAATGAAGTCTGGCATATGTTTGAAACCAACGGAACCAATGGTTTCATGAGAATCAGCGGTAATTCCAGCGTATCAGGGGGCACGTTTGACTTCAGTATGGATATCGGCGGCAGTAATGTTTTAACGATGACCAATATCCCTTACGATGTGACCGCGTATGAATTTCAATTGCTTTTAGATGCGAACCTGGAATCAATTGTTAGTGATAATTTCGCACGCACAATCCTCGTGGGGACGGGATCGGCCGGCCACCAGCTAAGTGAAGGCGATAATTTCTACTTGACTGTGCTGACTCCGCTTGGTTCGGGTGCATTAACCTTTACTGCAGACAGTAGCGGATTGACTGGCGGTGCATACTCTACTTTATACACCAGATCACCTTCAGCCGGGGCCATTACACCCAGCACAGGCGACTGGGCTATTGGGGTTAATGGTGAGTACACGGAGTTGATGTCTTACAGCACGACGGAGGCCGCGATTCAGGAGAAAATCGAGGCATTAAGTTCTGTCGGATCTGGTAACGTGCAGATTGAATCCATCACAGACGGAGTCACTTTGTCGTCAGGTTTCCGTCTAACTTTCATTGGTGACTTAGGCAATCAGGCGACTGGGCTATCAGTTGGACTGATCGTGTCAGGTGCTAACAGCATAAGTATGAATCGATACCTAACAGGTGCAGCAGGCACAGCCGAAGTGCAGCGTATCAGCATATCTGGTTCTCCTGGTTCGGGGAAGTTCAGCCTTAAATTTGGAACAGGTTACAGCCAGGAAATCGACTACGACCAGACGGCTTCTGAATTGGAGGACATCCTCGAAGCAGTCTCTACGATTGGCACGGGCAATGTCACCTGCTCGGGCGGTCCGTTTCCTGACACCGCAATCGACGTAACATTCACAGGTGGGCTGGGCGGCAGCAATGCAGACTTAATGGTCAAAAATCAGGGGGCAGTTGAAACCACACAGGAAGGTGGAGAAGCGGCGACAGTTAATGTCTCCACAGTTCAGTCAACCATTCAGCATGAAACAACCGTTGCGAGCAGTGGTCCTAATGACTGGAATACGCCGGAAAACTGGGATACCGGAACCGTGCCCGTTAATACCGATGACGTTTTGATTCCGGATGGGGACAACATTCTGTATGGCCTGGATCAGACTGGCTTAACTTTTACGCTGCAATTCACAGCCAGCCAAACGGAAATGGGACTGCCGCGTCGAAATGATGATGGCAATATCGAATATCGGGCCAGAGCCCTGAAGGCCAGTTTCACTGAAATCATCATCGATAGCAATTCGCAGTTGATCAACATCGACATATTGGATTCCAGCCCGGTGATCAAGGTGCTGAATTCAGGCTCTGGTCAAAACACACCGTATGCCGTTTCGATCATCGGGGAAAACTCTGCGAATACGGCAACGCTGCTGGTGTTGTCGGGCAACGTGGGTGTTGCGGATGGACCGAAAGAGGCGGCCTACCTGAAGACGATCACGCAGCGCGGCGGTCAGATCTGGGTTGGTCAGGATGTCGGGCTGGAAGACGTGGAACGCACGGGCGGACAATTCCACGCTGACCGAGCCACCATTGACGGGGTACTCACGTTATGACAGAACGTTTCAGTAACTACCAGGTCACCCCCAGTTTCAAGAATTCACTGGAAGGAATGGTGGCCTGGTACAAGCGTAACTTCGAAAAGCTGCCTGATCAGAAACATCTGAAGCCGGAAGGCGTGCGCCCACCGATCCGGTACTGCACGCTCCAGCCTTACTCGACTTACATCGTCAAGCGGTACCCTTCAGACAGCTATGATTATGATGGCGATCTGAGATCTAATCAGGAGTACGCCGTGATGGTCGATGGGGATAACCCGGTCCCCGTGGCGGTCATGCACCTGGAACCCTACGGCAATCACAAGCAGCTGGTGTCGTTCAAGGGCGATATTATTTCCGGGGAAATAAAACTGGTTTTGGGCGGGAACGAAACAGACCCGATCTCGCTGCTGTCCCAAAATGCGACCAGTGAGAATATTACCGCTGCTCTTGAGAAGCTGCCGTCGATCGGCAGGAATAATGTGGCCGTGACCGTCTATCCGGGCCGCTGGCTGATTGAATTTATCGGAGACCTGGCCGGGCAGTCATTCGAGCCGTTTGTAGTGGATCGGCCAGAAGCGGCAGTCTTTGAAACACATGTCCTCGAAACCCGCTGGAATGACAGCCGACGCGTCGAAAAACTCCATTACCCGATACCACTGATTGGTGAATGGGACGGCGATGATGACGCGATCAACGACGCCGTGGCTGCCGGCTCCTTCGGAACCGCGAACTGGTTTCCCGGAGTCGGGTATATGTCGAACCTTAACGAGTGCCGCGACTTCAACGGCGATGGGACCCCGGAGCTCTAATGAATACCAGTTGTGCCATGTCACTGATTCAGAAACGCTGCCCGCGGCGGCTGTTTGACTGCCATCGCTGTGCGGCCAAGCTGCAGAACTCAGAAACGGTCTGGGAGCTGACGGTGCCGACGTTCAAAGACTGGCTGTATCATAACTACGATGGTGACGCTTCCATAGGAGAAACCCCGTTTGTCGTGAATGAACCCGGTTCGTCTCCGATAGTCATTTATTCGATCTACCAGACGATTCCGAAGAAAGCAGATGGTTCGCTGCTCAACTGCAATTTTGAAGCGGAGAACATCCTCGCATACACGGTTCCATCGAGTTCAACATCTTCTGCAGGCTGGCCCGACTGGGTTGGTGATTACGGGATTGACCGCGAGGAACTGGTCGGCTCCTATGGTGGTTCGATTCCGTTTTATGTGCCTGGTGGGTTCGACCCTCCATTGCCAAGCTGGACATCATTTCGCCGCCAGCACGATGCGTTGATTCACTTCCTGACACCGATTATCGAGGATGGAAACGTGACCACGCCGGGAGCATGGCGGATTGATCTCGATGTCACCCAAGTTGCAAACTTCATTGATACAGTGCATGCCTCAACCGTCCAGTTTGAGACCATTGAAGAGCGTGACGCATACGTTGCCGGTTTGGGTGAAAGGGCATACGCAACCGACGACGGACCGCCGCCGATTGTCGATCTGCTGAATACCTCTGCTGCCACTGCACTGGGCTCCGGCACCTGGCCGGGAATCTACAAAGCCCCTGACAATTTCACCTGCCCGATTGCATCCGGTGTGACGTATCGGTTCTTGAACATCATTCCTTACGATCTGCCGCCACTACGAGTGTCGGAAGTTGACCCGGTAATACCGGAAGGTTACGGCACACCCAAATCAGGGATAATTTACCCGCTGAAGCCAGACAGAGACGCGATCACTGAGGGCGAGAGCTTTGATTTAGAAGACTACTTTGCTCCTCCCTACATCGATGTAAAACACGTTAAGCGATCCGACCAGGACGTAGAATAGAATCATGACACTGACAACCGGACAGAAACAGCAGCTCTGCCAGACCTGCACATTGAAAAACCCAAAAACTGGGAAGCCATACAAGCGGAATTACTTTTGCGGAAAACACGGCAATGAGATCAGCACGATAATCAAGAGTCGTCCGACCTGTGAAGGTTGGGGGAATGAAATTAAAATCGAAGCCCCTGAAGTGGCGATCCAGAAATCTGCTCCCGAAAAGAAACCAGCACCGCAAAAGCCAGCCAAACGGCCAGCAGGGAAATACACGGACTTCGTTCATAAGGATGAAGTCGGTGAATTTACTGCCGACACTCTGGAGCGGTCCGGCAAGAAGCCGATGGACGCCAGCACGAAGCCATTCGTGATGCCTTCATTCAGGTACCGTAATGAACTGGGCATCTATTTGAATCAACTTGGTCTAACTGGTGAGATTGCCGAAGTCGGTGTATTTCAATGCAACTTCTCACAGCAGATCATGAAGCACTGGCAGGGGGAGAAAATTCACCTGGTCGACATCGGGTTCGATCAGCGACAGGACGTCCCCCGCGCTGAGTTCCACGAGATGTCAAGCATGGATGCCTCGCACAAGTTCAAAGACGCTTCACTGGATGCCGTCTATATTGACGCTGACCACAGCTTCTACGGTATCTCAGACGATCTGGAATTATGGTACGACAAGGTGAAACCGGGCGGGCTGTTCTGCGGTCACGACTTCATTAACAGCTATGACCTGGACGTGACCGGACATCAGCCAGTACCTCTGGAAGAGTGGCCAACACGCGACATAGAGAGCCTGACCTACGGCGTGAAAGTTGCGGTCACACGCTTTGCCAGACGCAGAGGGTTGAAGATCTACCACACCGCCCCCGATGAAAGAGGCTCCCCCAGCTGGTTCATTATCAAGCCGCACAGGTTCGTGACGACATTGACTGAGAACTTCATTCCCGGATTTATCGGTCTCATTCAGTCGATGAAAGAAAAGGGCGAGATTGAATTCTGCTTTACGGTCGTGGAGTACGAACCGATTTCGCAGAAGCAAAAAGATATCGTCAACGCAATGGGAATTCACGTTGACTGGTATCCGAAGGAACTGCTCGGACATTTCGAATTCGACCGTAGCTCGACCGACTCCCCCCGTATGGCATGGAACCTGAATAAGTTTCTGGTGTGGCGACTGCCACATAGAGGGCCGATGTGTTACACCGATGTGGATGTGCTCTGCCTCAGCAGTCTGCGGGATCTGATCAACCTGAGGCCGCTGTCGGTGACGATGATGCAATCCGCTATCGGACACGAGCCCGACCACATTAACAAGTATCGCCCCTCGGGCGTGTACCCGTTCAACGCGGGGTGGTTCGTATTCGAGCGGTCCGAGCAGGTCTACCAGGAATGTCAGGAGTACGCACGCAGTTACAAAGGCGAACGGATTGCCTTTGGCGACCAGGTGCCGATGAATGACTACTGGGGCACTCAACGGCCGGACGAGGTGAACTTCGTAGATATCAACTGGAATATCAGTCACTGGTGTCTGCATCACGATTATTTTGAACTGAACTGGGATCATGTGAAGCTGCTCCACTTCGCGCATGCGGACAAGCCTTGGAAAGATCAACCAACCTTCAGATGGATGGAAAAGGGTTGGGCTTTGTTCAAAGGCTTTTATGAGCGGGGCATTCTGGCAGCGAATCGCAAATTGAAAAGCGGGGAATAATGCAAGACATCTTACTCACTGGGGTCTGTCACATTTACATGCTGTTGAAACTGCGGCATGAGAACACGCTGGCCGATGCGGCGAAAATTGCCAAGCCGGATTTCGATGGCAGTAAAATCCATCTGATCAACGGCGATGCTGACGAGCGGTTTCGTATGGTCGATCTGCGGGGGAAGTTCGGAGAGACGAAGTACAATAATCTGCGGGAACTGCTCGACGATCATGCCGACTGCCGGTATCAATACATGGTTTCAAATGTCAGCTTGAATAAAGAAGAAGTTGTATCAAAGCCGGAATGGTGGCAGAAAAACGGATTCGCAGCAGAGCCTCGCTGGCAGTATCAGGTGTTAGGCGCGGGTCTGTGGTATCACCTGTACGATCAGAACTGGGATATCGAGACCGCTAGAGCATGGAGAGCCAACCGTAAAGCCGAACTGATAAAAGTGCTGAAGGAATATCCTCGACTTAAATTTATTGTTTACAGCACATTGTCAATCGACTGGTGGCGCGAGCAGGGGTTTCCGATGGATCGGCTGATTTACTGGCCTGTCAAATGGCTGGCTGGTGAGCACAAGGCCGAATGGAAAGAACGCTTCGAAGTGATCAAGAAACAGGGCGGTCACGGGTATCACAACTACCCGACCGAAGAATCCTACAACGATCTGTATCAGATGATTCTGGACGAATCGAAGTAA